GGCCTTCAAAGACTACATCAGCACCTAAAGCCTCTAAGACTTCAGTTGTTGTTGTTTCCCATGATGGGCCACCATTGGCTTTTGTGTATGCACGAAATTCTGCTTCGTACATTACTTGTCCATTTGAACGTAAACGAATTTGCATTTTAAACTCCTCGGTATTTGTAATAACTTGAGACAGTAGCATTGCACTCTCTCATAGCGTGTAAAGCTGTGCAACCTGTTTCATTAACCATTTTGATAGCTTCTAATGCTCTTAGCTTTGCATCGTCACGCCATTTGATTAAGTTAATGTCCTTAAAAGATAAACCGTAGTCAGGCAGATATTTAATTAAAGACCTACGAGAAACACCAATAGCCTTTAGTTCGTGTAAAGCCGCACCACCAGCAACCATAAACAACCTGACAAACTCAGCAACTCGTTGCTTTGATGATTCCTCTTGTACGCTCTTTGGCATTTTTAAGCCACGCAGTTGTTCCCACTCAGGAGTGTAGTCAAGCAGTGTATTAGCACCAACTCCATATTTTTTTGCCAATGCTTTTACACCAGTTCCTGCATAACGCTCATCAAGGATGTCAAAGATGTACTTGCGTGTGCCATCTTTAATAGCTTCTGAAATCTTTAGCTTTGATTCTGGCGTATGTGGCTTCCATATTTTTGGGCCACCATAAGTTTGAAAATGGCAGTTGTACAAATATGCTTTATCTTCATCAAAAGCAGAAAACCACTCAGCCTCTTTGTCACAAATCTTATCTGACTCAGCACTATCAACTACTTTAAACTCAAACGCTTGCTCACCATGCTTGTTGAATGAATACTGAAGCCTTGGATTTTTGTGCACTCCTCTACGAAGCTCAGAAAAATGCGCACGTTTGCGTGTTGCAGGGTTGTTAGTCCTGCCAATATAGAACTTACCTGTATTGTTGTTTTCAATAACGTAGATATATTCCATTACGCAATAGCCCAAACTAAATAAGTTACTCCACTAGCATTTAAACTACAAGTGGCTTCTTGGTTAACAATAAAGCCACTAGCCGCTGTGTCAATTGCATCAGCAGAAGTAACCTCTGCCGCTGTTGAGTTCAATTGTAATGCTGGGTCATTGTTTGTCACAATTCCACGTGCTGAATCAAAAGTCCACCACGAACCTGACGTACTTGTTGCTTTAATACCTACAAAACGTGCTCCGCCAGCGAATCCGCAGTTAATAGTACGTCCTGTTGTGCCGTCTCCTACATAAGAATTTATGTATTGAACACCTGCACAAGTAGCAAATAGGTAGGCAACATAGGTAACACCCGAATCGTTGTTAGACCCTGCCCCCGTGCTGAAAACCGAAGCAGTCGGAGCTGTGTTGTTCCAATAACCAAAACCTAATGCTGCATCGCTTAAATTTAATTGAAGGGCATTGCTTGCGCCTAAAGATGCTGCGTATGTGTACCAACCACCAGTAGTGCTGCGATTTTTCATAATCATCAATTCAGGTACTGCACCTAAATTATGCGTAACAGTTCTTGCACTTCCAGTACCTATATAGCAAACCTCATCAAAGAAGCTAGGGGCTCGTTGGAAGTTCCACCACGCTATGGTTTCGTTGTTGTTGTAAACATTATTTCTGTAGCCAGTGTTGTTGTCGAAACCTAAGCCGTAAGCTCTTGAGGACTCGGCAGCAGTCGAGTTCGTAATGAGTTCTCTGCTACTTGTATATAAAGAACCACGAAGCCTGTCATACACAAAATTATTTGTACCTGAGGCGACATCTTTTGTGATTGTTAAGTCAACAGGAAAGTTAGTTGTGACTGTGGTTGATGCTGTAGTGGATGTTGTTTTGTTTGGAATAAACACCTTAGTTGCATCCGTAGGCACTTTCATCGGGCCTCTACGAATGGCTATGTAGATGTAAGTGGTTGAACTCCTGTTTACAGGCGTGTTGCCATCTTCTAAAGTAAACCCTGTTGCTGTTGGAGAAATTAAAATTGTTGCCGCCTCAGCATTCGTCAAGTTAGGAATAAGGTATGCGTCATTACCACTTCCATTGACCATGCCCCTCATGGAATCAAATATGTACCAATTTTCAGTTGAACCCGCACTACTACTTTTAATCAACACCCATTGAGGCTCGTAGCCAAGGTTAATGACTGGGCCTGTTGCGCTTCCGTTACCCGTATAAGACCCACACGAAATCACATTGTCTGTACCAGTTAGGCCAAAGCCTCCTGCGTTGTCGGCGAATAGGTAGGCTACGTAGGTTTCTCCAGAAAGGTTATACGCACCAGCAGCGTTTACATAAAAAGTTGATGATGTGTTTGGCACAGAACCATATCTATTACCACTACTTGTTGCGGCATTTGTCAGGTTTAAAAATACATTAGTATTTGCTGGCAAATCTTTATGCCTAAATTGCCAATTGTCTACAAACGTGAGTGGCTTAATTGTATAGGCAGCAGGTACGGCAGCAAGGCTATGCGCTATGGCTCTATCTCCAGTTCCACCAGTTCCTGTCCACGTTATGACATCAAAAAACTTTGGTTGCTTGCGGAATGTCCATGAGGCGTAGGTTGTTCCATTAGCATTAGTGCCGCCTCCTATCGTTGTGCCTTTTACAACAAATCCTGTAGAGGCAAAAGAATCAACACAATCGGATGTGCTAGTTGATTGTGCGCCTGTACTAGAAGAAATAAGATATTTTTGTGCGCCTCGTGCCGTGTCCCAAAGCAAATTTTCAGTTGCCTGTGAGCGTGATTTCGTCCATACCATTCCACCCTTACCAGCTAAATCAATTCCATTGTTGATAGATTGTGATGTTCCATTGCCTGTGTAAAGGTATGTGCTGAATACTTCTTCAATATACGCTGGCACAACAGGAACACCACCGCCAAAGGCATCGTAACTAGCCGCACCAGAAGTTGCTTGTAATGGCATGGTTTAAGCCTTAAATTGTGTGTTGCTTGCCAAGACTGTGAAAGTCGCACTTCCCGTTTTAATGATGAGGTATCTTGCACTGTCTATTCCACTAGCATTACCCGCAGTAGGCGCACCACCTAACCATCTAGTAGTCACTCCAGAAGTTGTGCCATCCACTTGAACAGCAGAATTGTAGTAAGCAGTAGAGCCTTGAGTAACTAAGAAAGCCACAGTCATTGACTGACCTGTACTCATCAAAGTATTCAATGAAGTACCGCTAGAGGCTCTGAAGTTAACTGTCCAGTTAGCACTTGCGTTACTTGTGTAGTACAAGACTGACTGAGTTGTAATGTCGTAGTTAATTGTGCCAGTAGCTGCAGTTGCTGATACTGTAGCTACCTCTGCTGCATCGTTTAAGACAATCGCTTGAGCAGATGATGTGCCTGAGAATGTCTGTGTGCCAGTAAAAGTGTTGGCAACATTGACAACAGGAATGTTAGCCCCTGCCAAAGTGGTTTGACCTGTACCGCCATTAGCGATAGGAAGTGTTCCTGTTACACCAGTACCCAATGGAAGCCCTGTAGCATTGGTTAAAACACCACTAGCAGGAGTACCCAACTGAGGAGTTGTCAAGATGGGGCTTGTCAGGGTCTTGTTTGTCAGGGTTTCAGTACCTGTCAAAGTAGCAAATGAACCTGCTGTAAACGCTGCGCTAGTCCATGTAGAACCTGTCCACACAAACAAGTTATTAGTCGATGTATTCCAGTACAAAGCACCTGTGAGCAAAGCGTTACCATCATTGTCTACAGATGGTGCAGATGCTTTAGAACCTAAGTATCGGTCATCAAAGTCATCGTAAGTTGCAGCAGCAGCAGTAGCACTAGCAGCAGATGCCGTTGCGCTTGTAGATGCGTTTCCTGCGCTTGTAGAGGCATTAGATGCACTCGTTGAAGCATTGGATGCTGAAGTCGCAGCAGCAGCAGCACTTGTCGCAGCAGATGTTGCACTTCCTAAGATGCCATCAACATAAGTCTTAGTGGTAGCGTCTTGGGCATTGGTAGGGTCACCCATGCCAGTAATCTTAGACGTACCCATCGCAATAGCACCCGACATCGTGCCACCAGTAGTCGATAACTTACCACTCAGAGAAGTATCAACTTCAGTCTTTGTGTAAGCATCTGTAATACCGAAACCAGAGATAGTCGTAGGATTAGTACCTGCTGTAATGCGTCCAAATGTGTCAACAGTTACTGACTTGTATGTACTAGCAGTAACGCCAGTTGTGGCTAAGTCAATCTCATCAGCACCAACAACAATTCGTGCGCTAGATGCAGTATTCACGTTAAGCGTGTTACCTGTCTTGGTCATGCCAGTACCAGCAACCACCTGACCTGCACCAGAGAACTGAGCAAAGGTAATTGATGTGCTACCCAAAGTACCGCTTGTTGGAATAGTACAGATAAAGCCGTTATTAGCGTTTACTGTACCGCCTTCAACAAAGGTGTAAGCAGCTACCAATTCAGCGTATGTATCAGCGTCTGTTGTTCTAGTCCATGAACCAGAAGCACATAAGTAAAGACCATTGTTAGAAGCAGTAGTCTGGTCTTTAACCAATACTCGGTCACCTGCAATAACAGAAACTCCGTCTATGGTCTGTGCGCCAGATAACGTAATATTAGCTGTCGTAGCCGCAACCACAGAGGCTTTGGCATCAATACCTTGGGCAATAGCATCTACATAAGACTTTGTTACTGCATCAGCATCAGCCGTAGGAGTACCAAGACCTGTAATCTTGTTTGTACCCATAGCCAAAGCACCAGACAGAGTGCCACCAGTTAGATTCAGCTTCAAAGCGTCAGCAGTATCTACATAACCTTTGGTAGCAGCATCTGAGGAATTGGTAGGTGTAGCAAGACCAGTAATAGTAGCCGATGTACCACTATCCATATCCAATGCACCAGAGATGGTTACATTGTTGAACGTAGAAGTTCCAGAGGCAGCCGTTACGTTACCAGTAACATTGCCTGTCAAGTTACCAGTTACGTTACCTGTTACAGCACCTGTGTGCGTACCTGCTGTATTACCAGTTACAGCACCAGTTAAACCGCCTACAAAGCCTGTGGAGGCTGTTACTGTAGTTCCTGTGATAGCTTGTGGAGATGAGCCACCGATAACAGCACCATTGATAGTTCCACCAGTAATAGTGGCAGACGATGATGTGAGTGGGCCTGACAGACCAGCCGTAGCCGTTAAAGTGCCTGTCAGCGTAGATGTGCCAGTAACGCTCAAGTTACCGCCTACAGTTACGTTGTCAGCAGCAGAGCCATCTTGAAAGTTCTTTAACTGAGCCATCAATTGACGGATAGCATTGTTGACCAAAGATGGGGCCATACCCTCCGCTAAGTTAATACTGTTAATGTCAGTATTGTTACCTGCGGTACTGCTGTATTCTGAAATCTTGGTCTTTGCCATGTTAATCCTCT